GAAGTATTCGATCGTTTTATCCAATCCCTCCGACAACGCAATCTTAGGTTCCCAATTTAATTGTGCTTTTGCTAATGTAATGTCTGGCTTGCGTTGCTTTGGGTCATCTGCCGTGGCATCTTTGTATACCTTGTACCCTTTATTTAACTTCTGTACTATTATAGTCGCAAGTTCATCAACAGTAAACTCCCCAGGATTACCAAGATTAATTGGTCCAATTTCCTTGGAGTTCGCAAATCTTAAAATACCTTCTACAAGATCATCGACATAACAGAAAGATCTTGTTTGTTTTCCATCACCATAAATTTCTAGAGGCGCATCAGCAAGAGCAGCGACAATAAAGTTAGAGACAACTCGCCCATCGTTCTTTGCCATGCGTGGTCCATAAGTATTGAAGATGCGGAATACACCAGTGTTGACATCGTGCTTTCTCCTGTAATCAAAAAACAGAGTCTCTGCTGCACGTTTTCCTTCATCATAACATGCACGCGGACCAATCGGATTCACATTGCCATGATATGTTTCTGGTTGTGGATGAATTTCTGGATCGCCATAAACTTCAGAGGTTGATGCCTGAACGATACGAGCCTTTGTTTTGCGTGCGATTTCAAGAACATGATAAGAACCAAGTACGCACGTCATCATCGTGCCAATTGGATCTCGTTGATAATGCACAGGCGAAGCAGGACATGCAAGATTATAAATTACATCCAACGCTCGCGTAGAAAAGTAATCGCGAAACATAGAACTCGTAATATCATGCTCATAGAAACGAATGTTGGGATGTTTGATGAATCCTTCAACATTCTTCATAGTCCCAGTATAAAAATTATCAACACAATAGACTTTGTGTCCTTGTCCTAATAATCTTTCGCATAAGTGACTACCAACAAAACCCGCACCACCAGTCACTAATATATTCTTCATACAGCTTCCTTCTTGTTTATTTTTTCTTGCATATACCTTGCGATGTACCAAGCGTCGACAACGTCTGTCGTTGGAGATCCCAATTTAGTTGTTGGACTAATGATATTGTGTAAATCTATATCAGTGTCGGCAATAAAAGCCTCGTACATCTTTTCTTTTGTAGCATTGCCTTTGCCTGTTGCAAATTTCTTCACAACAGTTGGAGGCACGGTAAAGAATTTGTATCCTTGCTTGTAGAGCATATACTTTAGTATACCGCAGTTCTCGGCTAAATTAAAAACTTTTCCCTTAGACCCAAAAGAATAGTCTTCAATCAATACAGTTACATCTTCTTTCTTAAAATCAGCAAGAATTGTTAGAACCCATGAAGCAATATTCTCATATCGCTCTTGGTCTGTCAAATATTCATCATGTCCTTCACCGAGGATATTGTGAAACTTTCCTTGTACGGTTTTTCTATCATTCAAGTAATAGAAAAATGAATTGGAGAATGTCTTATCGCGTGAGACACAAACGCAAGGAGAAGTTAGACTATAATCAATTCCAACGACGATCATCTTCATCATCTTCACGATTGATTAGATCTTCTTCGTCGTCAAGATAATCTTTATCATCATCATCGTTGAAATTTAATTCTTCACTGTCACTATCATAAAAATCGCCGCAGAATGGGCAATGACTTGGTGCGTAACTGACTTCTTCGTCTTCGAAGGACAATGCAAACATTGATCCGCAATTGTCACATGTTAGTTTTAAATCTGGCATATTAACCCCTTGTTACTGCTGTAATTTTTTCAATTTGTTTTTTGATTACAGATTCTCGATTTGGCCAATTAATGATTGGCTTCTCAGGATTCTTCATTAGATTATATAGCAATGGCAAAATTAATCCCTCAAGTTCTTTAAGTTTGGCTTTATGTTTTTCTTCTATAGCTGCAACAAGTGCAGATTGGATATTTTTTTCTTGAGAGTCTAGTAATGACTCGATTTTGGATTGAAGTTCGAGCAATTGATCGTTGTTTGTTGTTGGAGCAACAACTGGCTTAATTGCTTGTTCCTCTTCTTCAAAACTAAATCCAAAATCAAAATCGTTATCTGTTGCCATTTTATTTCCTCTCACCAAACCCAAGAAACGTAACTATATCTAGTTCCTTTTGTGACTGTATCAACTCGATGTGGATACATAAAATTGCTTGGGAAAATCATGATCGATCCTGCTTTGAGTTCAATCTTTTCTGATTCCCAAAATACCAATTCACCGCCCTCATAATCATCGTTTAGTGCACCTAGAATAGAAAGAGTCGGAATGCCCTTTCTTTCTCCATCAAACATGCTGTGAATATGATCACAGTGTAGTTTCATTTTAGTGCCAACTTCATATTTATTGAAACGAACACGCGAGTACCCATTCCAACCATTATTCCATTGATTACAAAAAGAAAAATCTTTCAACACATACTGTTCAATTGCCGACCAAATTTTACTGTGAACAGTCACACCGTTTTCACTATTACTATAAGAAATGAATAGATCGTCTTCGTAACTTATGAAAGATTGATTTTGCGCTTGATAAAAAGAATGTTTATCCCAAGAATTTGTTTCGAGTTCTTGGACTATTGTTTTACAGAAATCTAAATCTAGAAAATTGTCATAGATTCGCACATAATCTTTCAAATTCATTGGCATCATAATTTATTTTTTCTCTTTAACCTCATAATCATATCTATCGTCATCAGAGAGAACCCACTTGGCTGTATTCTCTACCGACCACATTTGTGTTCCAAGTTTCCGTTCAATAAGATTTTGTCTTCCATTTCTTGTTTCTATCAATATACTTCATGCGCTTATTGATCAAGAAATCGAACTGCGTAACTCCAATGTATGAACTGAAAGAATCCCACAGAACTAGATTATATAGCGACGCTTGCGGCGCAGGAGTCTTATGACAGAAAGCGTGTATCGGCATGCGGAACCAAAGCCCTTCGTCTTCCATGATAAAATGAAAAAGTGGGGCACGATGCGGTATCGACGCCACACCGAATATAAGGGCTGGAAGATATGAGTCTTTCGCTTCATCGAACTCTGTTCTGTTCTGAAGAAAGTTAGTCCGCACATAACATTCTATGGGCGGTATGTTAGCGTTAATATATGCCATAGGTTTATATAGTCAAAATAAAAAAGGGGACCGATTTGGTCCCCTTTCTGTTAACTCAGTTTTAATTACTGAGCAACTGGTGCTTCAACAGCAACTTCAGCTGGTGCAGCTTCTACTGGTGCTTCAACAACAGGTTCTGCTGCTGGCTCGCTTGCTGATGGAGCAGCAACAGCGGCTTCTTCTGCAGCCTTATCAGCAGCAACTTCTGCTTCTGGTGCGTTACCACAAGCAACGAGACCAAGAGCAACTAGACCAACAAGAATTACATTCTTCATAACTTTCTCCTTAATATTAAATTTCACACACACCTGCAGAGCATGCAAGTTCTTTTGCTGAAGTTGTTGTATCCGTTTCTTCCATGAATTCCACCCAGTTGATATCAACGTTTTGGAGCGCAAGGAGTTCGTTATACTTCGCTTCATCAATTTCTTCGTAAGGTGCTTGACGATATGAACCGTTGTCGCGTGGGAGGAAAGAAACACCTGAAAGAATCGAGATGTTCTTGTAAACCCATGCACCAACTTCCATCCACTCATCATCACCAACATAAACAGTGATCGAAGGCTTATGTTCACACCAGTGATCCTGATAAATCTTCCAAAGTTCCAACTGTTCAATCGCAGTCATATCGTGACGAGTGACAGAGTTCTTTGGTGCCTTCATTGGGAATGAGAATACCCAATTTGACTTGCTATAGAAATCTTCTTCAGCCTTGTATCCCTTGTTAATCATAAACTGAGCAAGAGGATCTTTCATGTCTGCTCTCACGCGACGGACATAAAACTGAGAATAACGTGGGTGAATGCCTGATGCGGAATCCACCAATTGAGAAGACATAAAACTGAGAATAACGTGGGTGAATGCCTGATGCGGAATCCACCAATTGAGAAACAGTGCCTGAAGGTTTAACGCAAGTGATTGCAGCCGACTGTGGAACACCAAGAGCATCGGCGAATTCCTTATTTGTTTCAACGCAGTGAAGTCTAATTGCATCCAATGCATCCGCAAGTTTCTGTGACGGCTTATTTAACAACTTACTATCACAAATACCTGTAAGTGAAACGCCAAGTAGTCTCTCTTCGTCACAATTATTCTTCCACTTCTTATTGATATAACGGAAGTCTGTGAGCGTTGATTGCAATGTGCCAATGATTGTAGCAAGACGTACCTTGCGCTTCAATGACTCAACATCATCATTTGCACGAACAACAATCTCAGAAAGATTACAGAATTCAAATGGACGCAAGATAATTTCAGAACATGGGTTTGTGCCAAACTCATGCTTTGGGTCACGACGACCATTCTTTGCAGCAACAGCCTGTGAAGCAGCACGAGAGAAGATACCACGCTCACCAGACTTTGACATATAAAGAGCATGCCATTCATTCATGAATGTATCCATGTCTACTTGCTTGTCATACACCGCTGAAATGTTTGCCAATGCACGTTGCCCATTGTGTGTCCACCAGTCACCCGACTTTGCATGACGCAATTGGTCGTCGTTGAGGTCGGTAAGAGAAATGAGAGCAGAACGGCGAACGCCACCGCAAACAACAATATCAGCAATCTTACATACGATGTCATGACATTCCAACGTTGATAGTTTTCTACCACGTGCCTTTTGGAAAATGTTAAGAGTGAATTTGAATAAATCGACCAATGGCTCTGGTCCACTCGCACGACCACCAAAAGTCTTTAGACGCTCACCTGCAGGGCGAACCTTTGACACATCCCACTTTGCAATCTTTCCAGAATACAAAAGAGAAATGATTTCACGATATGCTGAAGCCCAACCGATCTTAGAATCAGCAATCACAACAGTTGTATCTGTCTCATGAAGTTCTTCTGGAACTTCTGGAAGTTTGTTTGTATACTTTGATTCAACAGAGAATCCAACACCAGTTCCGCACATGAGAATGTACATGATCTCGTCAAATGCTTTTGTATTATCAATGGCGACATAGGAGCAATTATATCCAGCCACTTGATCTTTTTCCAAAGCAGGACCAGCAGTCATCAAGCAACGCATTGATGGCATCACTTCTAAATTCAAAATTGCTGTGCGCAATTCATCCCATGGAACGAGTTTGTTATCGTCTGTTCTTTTCTTGAAGAAATTAATATAGCGATCTACAGTTTCATCCCATGTCTCACGACGACCCAATTCGTCGTTGAATCTCGCATAGCGAGAGATATGAATAAAATCTTGATAGATGCTCGGCAATCTAGTTGTCATTATTTGCTCCTTATTATTCGTTTTCTAAAAATACTTGAATAGAAATCCTCATCCCGCCATCGTAATTGACGGGAGTTGTACTATGTCTGATTCCACCTTGCTGAAGTAGCCCGAAGTTGCGTTTTGGGAGAATTGCTCTTATATCTTTCTTATTATCTTCATAAAGAAAATAGCCGCCAAAATCTGCATGCCATTCTTCATTTAGGTAAACTGTAAGAGCACCACCATATGATTTGTCTTCGTGCCATGGTATATAGCTGAATCGTGTCCAGTAATAAAACATTATTTCATGATCTTTTACAAGCAGATTTGTCTTTTTTTCAATCTGTTCATGACATTTTCGAAACAATTCACTATCTTTATAAATTGAGTGTATTAAAACAGGAAAACTGTCCTTCACAATACCTGGATCCCACCAGGCATTTGTTAAAAATGTATGGGAATTTTGCCTTAAAAGATTTTTTGCAGTTCCAATCAATTCACTATAGAGTTCTTCTGTGAAGAACTCCTCATACTTTGTCAATTTCATAATTTACTCAGAGATGAATTGTGTTGATAGAGGGAATACCTCAGCAATAACTTTCGCGCATTCTCTAGCAATTTCCATATGCTCTTTCTGCGTACCGTTACCGCTTCGAAGTTGTATATAGTGAATCCATGATCTTAACGTTCCACTCATATACATGCGTGACATGATTAATCCTTCAGGCAACAAAGCACGCGCTTGTTCCTTGGCAATGCCATTTGCAATTGCCCAATCATATTGAATCTTGACTTGAGCAATTAGATCTTCTTGACGCTTATGCCATTCATATTGAAGCATGACGTCCACACCTTCAGAAATTGAATTCTGACGATTCTTTGGATCTTGCAATCTTGCTTCGCGTGTAACGAATTCTAGATCCTTGGTTGGATCTGCATAACGCTGTGAGAATTCTTGGAATGAGAAACTACGATGACGCAAAATTTGACGCGCAATATCTCGTGTTGTTTCAATTTCTAAACACATGGTTGCCATTTCTAATGGTGACCAATGCTGATGCTTGACCAAATACTTGATCAATTTTTCTGATGTTTCAGAATTAATTTGATTAGAGGGATTGGACACTCTTGCGCAGAAAGCCACAAGGTCCGTTGGTGTGTCCAATCCCTCGAGAACTGGTTTGCTGTATGACACTAATTTCACGTTCATGATTCAACCTCAAATACTAAAGTCTTATGACAAATTTCTTTTGTGCCGCCTTCTGCAGCAAGTTCTTGTCCGCGCACAAACGCATCTTTATATTCTGGATGTTTGCTATCGTCAAACCACCACCATCGATCAAAGAAATATCTTGGTGTGCGTTGATATTCAACATACCAAAGACCCCCATGAAATTGAACGCGAACTCTTTTAATTGGATGTTTGATTACTTCATATCCAGCGTCTTCTAGTGTGATCATACTAGCACCTTTTCCAATGCGTAAACTTCAGTTTGGCTCCCAAGCCATTGACTGTGTTATTATCTATAATACCTTTTATTTCGTCTGCTGTCAACTGATTCTGTATCATTTCGTTGATATCTTTTCCTTTTGTGTTCTCAGGAAACAGACACACTTTATAACCAGCATCAATCGACTTTTCAATTTGCTTTACAATATCTTTATTGCGTGGCTCATTATCATAAACAAGAACTACATCTAGTTCTGGAAAAATTGCAGCCACACCGCCCAAATTACTATCACCAGAGGCAACGCAATTCGGGAGAAAAAAAGAATCGAATTGCCCCTCAACGATGTAGATGCGATTTTCTTTTTGCACTCTGTGCAATCCAAATACTTTCTTCTCATCAGACACCTTTACAGTGACATATCTAACCTTGGTGTCAGACAATGCCCTTCCT